CCTCCAAAGAATGTAATTCCAGAACAAATAGGAATTAGAATGGTGCCATCTGTTAAAGATTTACAAGGAGCATTAAAAAAATTAAAACGTGTAGAATAGATAGATAGATAGATATATATATAAGTATATATATATTTATTTATATAATGCAGTCTTGCCGAAATTTATCAAAAGAGATTGAAGAGGGTAATATTGAATATAAAAGATATCTTGTTAATTTAGATAATAATAGATTAAATCAATTGGTTACACAAATGAATTGGAGATTAACAGAGGGTAATAATATTGCTATATATTATTTAGGTGTAGATGATGATGGAAGTCCATATAATATGACTACTATGGAGCGAGAAGAATCAATTGATAATATAAATAAAATAGTATCTATGAATTCATCCGAAATTATTATGATGGAAACTATTTATACCAATTCATTAAAAATCACAATTAAGAGAAAATCAACTATTTCATTAAAACATAGAGAAGTTAGAATCGTATTATTAGGTCCTACTAATAGTGGTAAAACTACATTCCTTTCAAATATTATATTAAATAGGGTGGATGGAAATACTGAAGCTCGTATTTATATGATGAATCATAAACACGAATTAGAAACTAAGAGAACATCGTCATTTAATTGTCATTATGTTGTACATAATAATATTAAATATACATTTATTGAAGCTCCTGGGATGACTAAATATATTCGAACGAAATACAGAATATTATTAGGGACTAACCCAGATATTATATTATTATTCCCTGGTAATATGTTTGATGAATTTATTTGTAAACAGATGAAAATACCATATATTATTATAGATCCGTTTGATGATAATAGTATTTATTATTGTAGAAAACTAATAGACCGAAATAAGTTATTAGATGATATTCGTGTCAGTGCCCGCCATGTCAATACATTTGGAACACGTTGCCAAGACACGTGCACTGGCACGACTTGCACTAAATTTAATATTATGAATGTTTATCCGCATAATGATATGGGATTAATATTGTCTGGATTCCTAGTTTCTGGAGAAATAAAGGTTAATCAAGAAATATTATGGAAACATCCACAAAGTAATAGTTATGTTAATTGTAGCGTGATATCATTACACGTGAATGGCGAGGCTTATGATAATATTGACATACCAATGATATTAACAATATGTATTAAACCAAAAGAAGATATTAAAAAGAAATGGAAATATGGGCAATTAGTAGATAGAATAGAAAGTAATAAAACAGTAGAGAAAAACTATATACTGATAAAACAAACAGATAATATTCATAATATGATTGGATATTATGAAAATCAAAAAGATTATATTAAAAATATTAATACAAGTGAACCAATTATTATAGATAATATGGGAATAATAATTTCTATAAATTAGATGGAATATTAACTACCATTGGCATTCCCATATTTAATGGAATAGGGAACATATTAATACCCATTTTACTACGACCATCTTGATTATAATATCTAATATTAGCTTGCATTCTATTCATTCGTTCTTGAATAATCATTTGATTGATATTCATCGCTCTATTTGTTTCAATGTATTGTTTGATTGCATCCTTAAATGAATCGCTAAATACTGTAGTTACGACAGGAAAAACAATTTTAAATTCCATATATATATTATATTAGAAAATTTATAATATTTATATAATCAATCTATCAATAAAAATTGATATGTACATTGATAAAGAGATACTTTTAATAAATATAAATAGTCTTATGGGCATAAAGAATTTACTTAAATTTTTATCTGAATTCCCAGATATTTTAAAACCTACCCAGGCTGGGGATTATAAATTAAAGAAAATTGCTATTGATATTTCTATATTAATGTATCAAGTGGTAATTGCTATTAGAAACTCTGGAAGCGACCTTACAAATGATAAGGGTGAGATTACATCACATATTCTTGGATTGTTTAATAAAACATTATCTTTCCTTGATAAAGGGATTGTTCCAGTTTATGTATTTGATGGTAAACCACCTCAATTAAAACAAAAGATTTTAGACACACGAAAACAAGTTAGAAAACGAGCATTAGAAAAACTAGAAGAAGCCCAAACTGAAACAGATAAAATTAAATATCTGAAACGAAGTGTAATAATTACAAGAGACCAAATTGACCAATGTCGTGAGTTATTAGATTTAATGGGAATCCCCTACATTGATGCAACTGAAGAAGCTGACTCAGAGTTATCAAATTTATGTAAAAATAATTTGGTATATGCTGTATTAACAGAGGATATGGATATTCTTACATTTGGGTCACCTCGAATTATTCGTAATCTTACAACAAGTAAGAAAGAACCGATTGAGATAGATTTAGAAACTGTATTAAATAAATTAGATTTAACTTTTGAACAATTTATTGAGATGTGTATATTATTCGGTTGTGATTATTGCCCAAATATTTCAGATATTAAACCATCTGTTATTTACAAGGTTTATCATAAAACAAAAAATCTAGATGCTACATTAAATGAATTAAAAGAAATGAATTATAATGTACCATCAAAAGAAGATATTATGACAGCAAAAGAATATTTTATTAAATCAGTACATTCTACTACATCAAAGAGTCTTTCAATGAATCGACCCAATACTACCCTATTATTAGAAGTTCTAGTTAATAGGTATGGTCTGATTAAATATAAGATTATGAATAAGTTAACTAAATTGAACGACTATTATAATAAGTATAAAGCCTTGTAATTTATGTTCTAAATTAGAAGCCCTGTAAAAGTCTTGTAAAGGCTTGTAATTTACTTTATATCGCTATATATAACGATATACATTAAAAAAATTGTTATTTATATGCTTTAATATAAAATCACTAATAATTATGACCGATATTGACAATTTTATCAAGTTTTTGAACTCTGATTCAAATAAGATTAAGAAGCGCAAGAATGTTGAACTAATGGATGAAGAAGACATCGTGAAAGGGTTACATAACTCTGCATTTAGCATTCTATTAGATTTATCTCAACAACTCCCTAAGAATATTAAGGGTGAAGAACTAAGTGAACTCCTTATGACTCTAAAGAAGGATTATCAATTTCAAATTAAAGAAAATAAAAAGAACAAGAGAATTATTGAAGAGGAACCAGAAGTTGTTAGATTACTATTAATTGCTATTTCATCAATCTGTGTTAATTTGATTACAAAAGTTAACAAGTATGCTCTTAAGAATAAGAGTAAGACAATGCTTCAATGTATCAATGCTGTTTCAAAAGAAATGGGATACAATATTAATGATAAGAGGTCTAAGATTAATGTTGAAACCACACATGTAGAAGAAGATGAAGAAGAAGATTACGGTGACAATGATGACGATGATGGTAGCGACGATAGCGATGAAGAAGAGGAGGAAGAAGACCCACATCCTATTATCTCTACATTGAGCCGTCGTGATGAAAAAGAGTTCTTAGAATTGGTATACAAAAATGATTCTGATGATATTGATGAAGTTCTACTTAAATATTATTCAAAGCTTCCAGTTCGAGAACGTACAAATGTAATGAATAATATTAAGGATATTAAGAATTATCAAACAAGTGTTAAACCAATGTTATTTCAAATTATGGAATTACCACTACCAATGAATCAAAAGAACCACGTATTGAAAGTCTATAATACACTTACTAATAGTCGACACAATGACAACAAACTGAGAAATTGGTTTGATTCATTAATGACGATTCCATTTGGAAAGTATAAGGGAATTAATCTGGATTCAATTGAGACAACAAAGGTTAAGAGTTTCATTGATAATCTTCAATCTACAATGGATAGTGCAGTGTATGGCCACGATGAGGCAAAGCGTCACATTATTCAACTGATGGGTCAACAAATTCGTAATCCAAAGTCAAAGGGTAACATTCTTGGTATTTATGGAGTACCCGGAAACGGCAAGACTACAATTATCAAGGAGGGTATTGCAAAGGCTATGGATAAACCATTCATTTTCATTTCACTTGGTGGTGCAACAGATGCATCATTCTTGGAAGGTCACAGTTACACCTATGAAGGTTCAATCTATGGCCGTATTGTAAACGGTCTTATTAGTAGCAAGTGTATGGACCCAATTATTTATTTTGATGAACTTGATAAGATTTCCAAGACACCCAAGGGTGAAGAAATTACAAACATTCTAGTTCATCTTACCGACCCTGTACAAAATTGTCATTTCCGCGACAAGTACTTTCACGGTATTGACATTGATTTGTCACGAGCAACAATCATCTTTAGTTTCAACGACCCTGATAATGTGAATCCAATTTTGATGGACCGCATTACAACGGTAGAGACTAAATACTTACTATCTCCTCAAAAGATTCACATTGCAAATAATTATCTCCTGAAAGAGATTATGAAAGAAATGGGTCTGAAAGAGAAGGATGTTGTTCTTAATGAGAAGGTTCTAGAAAAGATTATCTCTGGTTATACCCGAGAAGGT